GATGGCTATCAGGCTTTTCTAGCGCAGTCTAGTCCGGTATGGGACTACTCCAAAAAGCAGAATGCAATATCGCAGATTGGAAATTTAGCCGGAGGATTAGTTGGGGCATTAAGCGGAAATTTAGCCGCTGGCGTTGAAAGCATTTATACCGCGGCAACCGGAACATATCTACTGAACGAAAACATTAACGCACAAAAAGAAAGTCATGATTTGATTCCACCGACAGCAAAAGGTAATTCATCTGGAAGTTTTGTTGCCGCCGCATTGTTCGGCAGTCAAGTTTACTGTCATGTGATGAGTGTAACCGCTCAGATGGCAAAAACAATCGACGATTTTTTCACAATGTACGGATATGCAACGCACAAAATTAAAGTACCTAATATTACCGGGCGGTCAAATTGGAATTTTGTCAAAACAGTTAATTGCAGCTTGCATGGTTCGTGTGTTACCGATGATATCAACTTTTTGCAGACAATGTTTAACCGCGGCGTTACGTTCTGGCATACGGACGATGTGGGAAACTATGGTCTTTCCAATAACTAAGGAGGTGATATCATGTACAATAACCCGTATCGGGTGAGTAACAAGGAAGTATGGGGACAGTGGGAAAGCAACCCGAATACGTCCCCGGAAGAAAAACTATATTTCCGTCACTTTTTTGACAAGTTTGTCAATCTGGCATTATCGCGGTATGAGTATGACGGTTTACCGGATGAGATTCCGCCGCGGATGCTCAACTCTTATTTATTGTGGCAGGGAATGTGTCTGTTCAAAAAAGAGCCAATCACCGGACTGTATGGTGTTTTCGGCGTGAATCTGGTAGGTGAGCCTGATATTTATGGTATCCCGACCGATTGGATTGCGTACGCCATGAACGGACAGTATTATGAACAGACGGATAAAGAAGAAAGCGCGTTGATTTTCGCAAGACCTTTTGCCGTGCCGGAAATTTTAAGCATTATTCTGCATTCGCAGAGTCTGGCAGAGAAAAAAGCGTCGACAAGGGTAAACGTGATTCAGCAGAGGACGCCAGTTGTCATCAGCGGAGATTCTACGCAAAAACTCAGCATTGACAACTTTATTCAAAAGTGGGTAAAAAACATTCCGTTTATCAAAGCCAAAAACGATCTGCGAAAACAGATTCAAATTGATACCATTGATCTGAAAGTACAGCCAATTTTTAACGAACTTGACACCGCCGCGCAGAGAGAAGTAGCAGAATGTCTGGCTGATCTCGGAATCGAAGCAAGCGGCGTAGAAAAACCGGAACGGCTGGTTTCCGCAGAAACGAGTTACAACGATGGAGAAATCGAGTTGACAAGAAACGGAAATCTGGCTACTATTCAGAGGGGATTAGACGCTATCAATGATAGGTATGGTCTTAATATCCATGTACGTTTTAACTCTAAGATGGTAACACCGATTAACCGGCCGGATGTTTTCGACACTACAAATGCCAAAACCGACACACAAGAAAACAACGGAAACGACACGCCGGAAAGTGAGGTGGAATAATGTTTCTTGACTATAACTACGAAACGAAAACATTGACGAATACCATTGAGCAGTTGGTCATTGCCGATAACGTCATCCATCCCCTCGAAAAGCAAAACATTGACGGTATGATCGAAAAAGCGGTTGCGTTGGTGTTCAATTTTGATTTTCCTTTCTATGCGGATGCCGATTCCCCGGAATATGCCGCTGTAAAGCTGGCATTCGAAAAAACGTTCTGTTTACAGTATTTCCGCGAGCAGATCGGGTTAGAAACAATTGGTGAATTTCAGTATCATCTGAAAAAGATACTTACGGTTAACATGCCATACTATGAACAGTTGTACCGAAGTATTACTTTTGAATACAACCCGCTGATTACTCATAAGAGTACAAGAAAAGTAACGAGTACAAAAGACGATACACGAACAGGTGTGATCTCGGGAGACAGCACAGCGAAAAACACAACGACAGCCGATACAAATAACAATACCCAAAATATCCATTCCGACAACCCGCAGATTAATTTTGCCGGAACGAATTATGCGTCTACGATGGATCGGGGGCAGAATACCATCCATAATAGTGCGGTCAGCAACGGAGAAAATACAACAAAAACCAATAGCAATGACACGTATCATGCAGATAACAATGATGTGATTGACGATGAAGGTTTTGACGGTAGTTACTCATTAGAAGTACAGAGATTCCGCGATACCATCCTAAACCTTAACAAGCGTATCTGTGATGATTGTAAAGAATTGTTTTATCAATTTTATTAAGGAGGTGTAGCAATGGCAGACAAACCAACGATTCCAGATTTTCCCAATTTACCCGACTTTGGCCAGATGATTACGCAGGCTTGTGAGGTTGTTGCAAGTGTGCGGGGGATTCCGTATGATTTTAACGGAACGTTAAGTTTGGAAAACAAATTTGTTGTGCTGTTTAAAACGGTCAAAGAAATGTTTGACGCGCAGGACGAACTTGTAAAAAGTTACAAGGCGTTACATGATTTTATCAATCAGTATTTTTCAAATCTCGACGTACAGAACGAAGTAAACAAGAAAATCGAAGCAATGAAAGAAAGCGGAGAACTGCTTAATCTGCTGAAACCAACTGTAAGCAACGAAGTATCAGCATGGTTGAAAGATAATATCACGAATCCGTCCAATCCGCCGATTGATAAGTCATTGACGGTAGAAAATGCCGCCGCTGATGCTAAAGTTACGGGAGATAAAATTAATTCACTAAAGAAAAATTTAGTTGGACTAGAAAACATTAATAATATATTAGATTATCGCAGGATTGATAATGTTGCAATTCTTACAACAGGCAATCTAGAAATTGTTGATAATTGGTATACCACCGACTTTATAAATGTTACAGGATGTAATGAATATTTTGTCGATGGTTTATGGTTAAAACCTTCAAATCCAAAATATGCTAGTGTAATATATTTCGATAGTGAACTGAATGTAGTAGAATTTATTAATGACATAAAAAGCCAACCATATTATATGGAAAGAATTTCTTTTCCTAAAAATACAGCATATGTTAGATTTTGCTTTAGTAAAGAATCATCAGTTCAAATATTTATGAATATACCTAATATGAATGAACGAGTAGGTTTGAAAACTGCAAAAGCAATATTTAATCATAAAATAACGAATGGCGGTACTGTAGATAAAGAAACTTCATTTGTAACATCGAATTTAATACCAATCAATAATGAAACGAATTTTATTACCGTAAAAAAAGGAAATTTTGTTGATGACAAATCTTTTTTCTATATCTCATTTTGGACGAGACCATCTACTTCTTCCGGATTATTTGTAAAAGGGTACCAAAATTATTTATTAAGTGAAAAATTTACGAATATCAAAATTCCAAACGGAGCAAAATATTTTTGTTTTTCGTGGCCAAAGAAAGATTCCCCTCCAATGTATAAACAAGATTCGGATATATCGGAAAATAACACACCAATTGATGTTATTGGAAAATATATGACAGTGAACGCCCCTAATTATAACTATAGAATCTGTTTAATTGGTGACAGTATAACGCAAGGTGCGGGGTCGTCAGGTTTTCAACAGTATGATGCCGTTATTGATGGGAAAACATATAATGTGAGAGGTAATGGTCCGAATAACCCGAATGCTACATCTGATTATAAAATTGGAGAATATCTTTGGACTTCAGGTGGTAGACGATGGTATGAAGCACTAGACGGGAATGGTTGGGCACAATTATTTAAAAATTATATGAATGAAAAATTCAAGATAATTGTTAGAAACTTTGGAATGAGTGGAATTGATAGCGAAGATTTAAAATACTTTATCAATAATTTCATGGATACCTCCTATAACTTTGATTGTATCGTTTTAATGATTGGTACTAACGACAGACAATACGACAACTTAGAATCATTCTATACGAATATGAATGACACTATTAAAACAATTAAAAATTATGGAAAAGACTTAATCATTATGGCTTGCATACCTGCATCAATCGCAAACGAAAAAGATTTCCGTATTCACATGGAAGATATTCACAATGCACTTAGATATATTTCATGTGAAAATAAAATTCCATTTATCAGCGTTTATAATTTATTCATTGACTATTGTTCTAACAAAGGAATAACAATAGATAGCTTACTTTCAGATGGATTGCACCCTAACAATGAAGGATATAAAGTAATGTTTCAATTAATTTCTAATGCTATGGGAATAGCACTGAAAAGACCGAATGCTACATGGTAGTCAACAATCGAAGAGCGGTGTGTGACGAAAAAATTCAAGTCGACGAAAGCAAACTTTAATTAACTAAGTAACAAAAGTTACACACATAATCAACCACATGGCAGCCGCGCGCCGTGTCCGCCACCCGGAGGGCAACCGCCTCCGGCGGTCATCGGCGGACAACCGACCGATCACTCACGATTACTAAAATTACACATATAATATGCAAGGCAGTCCGCGGAGCGGACGACCCCGGAGGGCAGGCGCGGACGATCCGGACGGAGCGGTCGCGCCGTGTCCGTCACCCGCGGACACTTTAGCAGACTAAAGTGAGTCCCCGTTTCCGATGTGTCCGCGACCCGCGGACAATGCCGTGTCCGCCGTACACGAACACTTTAGCAGACTAAAGTGAGTCCCCGTTTCCGATGTGTCCGCGACCCGCGGACAAACTGGCGGTTTTGCCCACTTTTCGGGTGAAATGAGTTAATATAACGGAAGAATTGTGTGCGAATCGGGAGGAAAACGTGAATAATTGCGGAATTGTATAGACAATTAGACGGGACTAACACTTTAGTTGAGTGAAGCGTTTTTGTTTTTTTTTGTCAAGTTGGAAAAATGCATAAAAATTTCGGGTTTATGTGTTGTAATAAGTATTAAAAAGTG